CATCCTGGCGATTGCGCGTGAACGTGACCTGCCAATGCACAGGGTGGTCACGCTCATGCTGCGAGGCGAGCTGTGAAGGAACGAGGAGGGATGAAGGATGAGCGGGCCCCCATATCTGCCAGGGCGACGAGAGATCGGGAACTATCGCGTCCACCGCGGTGAGCGCGGTGGGCGGTGGCCGGTCAGGACCATCGGCGTTGATCCGGCAAGGCCCGGGCCGCCGCGGATGCGGACGCCCCGTTGCTACTGGCAAAGCCCGCTGGCGATCCAGCGGAGCGTCGGGCCGATCGAGGAGTGGTGGTCGTGGCAGAGCGAGGAGGAATGGTCGTGAGCGCGCGCGGGAGCCTGAGGAAACAGCGCCACTGGGCGCAGGTGGGCCATGAGGAGTGGCTGCGAGCTGGAATGGTTCGGACGGGAGGGACTGCCATGCCGATGGATAGGCTGGACGACCTGCTCGAGGACTCTATAGTGCCCAGCAGTTGGGCCTGCCGTATCGGTTGCGCGCTCGTGATCGGTGCGGTCGTCACCTGCGCCCTCCTGCTGATCATCAGGTGAAATAGCAGGAGTGATCGCATCATGATCTGCCCAGTATGCGGGGAGCCGAGGGCGGGCAAAGGGGCTGGCATGTGCTCGCCGCTGTGCGAGGGGCGCGACACCGACAAGCAGCTCGACCTCGAGCGGCAGGAACGGCGGCGACTGCAGGAGGCCGTGGGACGCCCTCGGCGTCGCGTAGGTCGGGCGTCCTCGGGCGGACGCTTGCGTCCGCGCGACAGAGCCGTACGGAGAGGCGGGACCCCGTTCCCGCCTGTGCCGTAAGGTCCCGACCGTCGGGGGCCGAGCTAAAGCCCGGCCCCTCCTGGGCGACCCTTCGGGTCGCAGGCAAAGGCAATGGCGCAGGATGGAGCGCGATGACGCGGCCACGGGATAGCTATGGCATCGGCCAGATCGACGAGCTCGTCGCGTGGTGTAAAGCCAACGCGATCTGGGCGAGTTGCGCCGTCTGTGAACGCGCCGTCCGGCAATGCCTGAGCGAGGGCGATGGGCCGATCCGGATCCGGCGCATCATGCTCGACGCGAACCGCGATGGGCCCAGGCCGATCTGCGCGAGATGTCTGGCCGACCCGAATGCAAGAGCGCGTGAGGCGGCGCGCAAACACGATGAGGAGCTGAGGGATGTGGCAAACCTGGACTGGAACAAGCCGGGACCCAAGGGCACCATCCCGCTATGGCTGGAGGCCCTGGAGCTGCGCGAGGCCAATGGCTGGAGCTGGCAGCAGATAGCCGATGACATCAACGAGCGGCATGGGCTGGAAGTGCTGTCGCAAAGCGTGCGGACCGCGGTTGTGGGAAGACAAGAGCGGGGGACCACCGAGGGGGATGGGAGGAAGGTGCGGCGCGAACGAGCAGCAAGTTCCGTGGCACAGGCGACCTCGCCTGTGGACCCAACGGCGGAGGGCAACGGCCGCAGCCAGGATGGCTGCGCCACGGACGACAACGGAGGGCAGGCTGGAAGCCTGCCCCACGGGCCTGCCAAGGGAGAGGAGATGCCGCTGAACCTCGGGCGGGCCGGGGCGGCGATGATCCCGCCGCGCCGGCGCGGAAATGGGCTGATCACGGTGCACGTCCAGAAGGAGTTCATGGAGGTCTGGATCGCGGCCTTCAGCGAGGATGAGTTCCTGATCCACGTTGAGGAGGTCAAGAACTTCCTCGACATCGTGGTCAATGCGAAAAAAGGCCCGGAGCTGCAGGACATAGCGATCGATGAGACGGAGGGGCAGGACGCCGCGTAGGTCGGGTGTCGTATCGTGGCGGGGCGTGCCCCCACGCCCCGCATAAGGGGCAAACGACAACAACACAGGCGGGAACGGAGTCCCGCCTCTCCAAACGGCATACGGCAACGGAGGATGGCATGAGCAAGGCCGAGGCGCGGCAGCTCGTCGAGTATATGCGCAAGATCCAGAGGCGGATGGGACTCAATGAGTGGAGGATCAGCCTCGAAATCTATGAGCAGACTGAGCTGCCAAGCCGCCTATGGCTGGAGGGTGAGGCTGGCATCGGGTATATGAGTAGCTGGCATGAGCAGCGCAGCGCCACCCTCCATGTCGTCGCATACCCGCGGGACCTGACCATCCGACAGATCATCCGGCATGAGGTCGCGCACCTGCTGCTGGAGCCGATGTGGCGCGTAGTGAAGCGGGTCGAAAAACCCCTGGGCTCGACCGCCTGGGAGATCATCAGCGAGGCATACCGGGAGGCCGAGGAGATCGCGGTCAACCGGATTATGAGGGCGATGAGCTAGGGGCAACGGCAACGGCCGCAGGCAGGGATGCCTGCGCCACGGGAGGATGAACGGCCGCCGTGACCGAAACGTTCGGCGAGATGATCCGGGCAGTGCGGGCCAAACGGGGCCTCACCCAGGCCGAGGCCGCCACCACCTGTGGGGTCAGCCTGCGGAGCTGGAAACGGTGGGAAGCGGGAGGCAGGCCGCGCACCAGGGAAGCGTGCATGGTGAGTGCGGCGTTCGAGTTGCCGCTCCGAAGGGTGTTGGTGGCGCGAGCGATTACAGCGGCGCCGTAAGCCGTTAGGAGGGGCCGGGCTTTAGACCGGCCCGCGACGTCGGTGTCCGTGGAGAGGCGGGACCCCGTTCCCGCCTGTGCCGTAAAGGGCAGGAGTGACAGATATTGCCTGAAATACGCCAAGTCATGGAGCAGGTTGAGGTCGAGCTGCGTCGCGCCACCGCCCTTCATGGCCCAATGAGGTCAAGCCATGAGGGCCTTGGCGTCCTGGTCGAAGAGATGCTGGAACTGGTGCTGGCAGTAACCACGAATGACTTGGCCGCAGTCACGGCGGAGGCACTGCAGGTGGCGGCGATGGGCGCGAGGATAGTGCTGGATCTCGCTCCATCAGATCCATCCTGAACGACAACAACACAGGCGGGAGCGGGGTCCCGCCTCTCCATGGGGATGAACGGCACATAACGAAGTGGCACCAAAGTGTCACCCTGAGCCGAGGAGGAAATATGCTATAATCCGTCGCATCAGGTAGTAGGCAAACGCCAGGGTAGACGTCAGGGCGCATCGTAGGTCTCGGCATAGGCCGGGGGGCGATGCGCTCGTTGTGTTTTGCCAACGGTCCGGCGGGACAGGCAAGAGTGCCTGTCCTACTGACGACGACGGCACAGGCCGGAACGGGGTCCGGCCTCTCCAGAAGGCACGGCGAGGGCATGGCGGTAGCGGAGCAGGAGATCGCGGCAAGACTAAAGCCCGGGCAGATCGCCCCCGGGCTGTGGTCGCGTGAGGAGATCGCGCGGCGGCTGCCGCGCTGGAAAGCCGATGCCTCCGCCTGGGCCGAGGACTGCGTGTGGATCGAACGGCCCGATGGCACCGTCGGCCCCATCGAACTCTACCCCGATCAGCAACGCGCCCTCCGGGAAGGATCGTCCTGCCGCCAACATCCCGGCGGGATCCTCGAGCCGATCCGCAAGACCGTGGTCTTCTGCCGCCCGAAGAGAAATCACAAGAGCCTGGACGCGGCGATCCTGGCCGCCCACTCGGTCGCGCTCTTCCCGCGGCGCAAGAGCTACGTGGTGGCCAACTCCGAGCGGCAGGCCCACTCCGTCACCTTCGATTACGTGATCCAGATCTTTCGGCGCAGCCCGATGCTCCGGAACCACGCCAAGTACGGCAGCGCCTGGCTCAATGACACCATCGTCGAGCTGCCGCAGAACACCACCGAGATCACCATCCCCAGCCTCGAAAGCCGCATCATCGCCATGCCCTGCAACTGGGCGACCGTGCAGGGCGTGCCGGTCACCGGAGTGCTGGTGGTCGAAGAGCTGCACGCCGCGGTCAACGAGTCGATCTTCTCGATGCTGGCCGGGCAGACCGAGGCGCTCACCGCGCGCACCGTCATCGCCTCCCAGGCCGGCTCGCGGAACGGCGTGCTCTTCCGGCTGTATAAACAGGCCCAGAACCAAGGCGGCAACAACCCGCGGATCTGGTTCGATTACTGGACGAACAACAGAGCGCCCTGGATCACCGAGGAATGGCTGGCGGACCGGGAGGCGGCCCTGCCGCCCTGGGAGTTCCAGTACTTGCACTGCAACGCCTGGGGCACCGGCGGGCAGCGGTTCCTGACCGCAGACCTGGTGGACCGAGTGTTCGAGATTGACTATCCGCTCATCGCGCAACGCCATGACCTGCGCACCCCGACCGAGATCCACAAGGGCGCGCCCGAACCGGCGTTCGAAGCCCTAGATCGGGCCGCCTGGCGGGAGCTGCGCGACCGGATGGGATGGGCGCCCTGCGCGTTCGGGATCGGGCTCGATAGGGCGCAGCCCTACGCCCACCAGGAGAAGACGAATCTGGCGGTGCATCTCAAGACGGCGGGTGAGGTTGTCGTCAGGAGGGGCCGGGCTTTAGCTCGGCCCGGGCCGGGCGATTCGGTGTCGGTAGACGGGGGCCGAGCTGAAGCCCGGCCCCTCCTAACGGCACAACCGAACGGCCAGCGCGCCGCAAGAGCGCGCCCTACAACGGCGTCGTATGAGATATGGGAGATCGCGTCCATCGACTGCCCGAACTCCGCGGATGACGAGATCGAAGAGGCCATCGAAGTCGTGGAGGAGATCATCGGGCAGCACATCGACGACCGGCGGTACGAGACCTACCAGGCCGCCGACCTGGCCATCGAGCACGGTGCCGAGTTGATTAGCGCCACCAGTCCCCAGCAGGTGAAGATGTTCAACCACATGCACCGGCTCTCGAAAGAGGGGCGCTACCACTGCTCGCCGCAAAGCATCGCGCTCAAAGTGGAGTTCGAGGATTTCATGGTCAACACGGAGCAGCGCCTGACCCGCTTCGAGCATGGCAGCGGCTGCACCGATGACCGGATCTATGGGCACGGGCACTCGATCGAGGCGGTGACCGAGGCCGTGATCGTGACCCAGCGGTTCCGGCAGAAGCCGAGGGGGATGTGAGCGTCGTCGCGTAGGTCGGGCGTCCTCGCCCGACAACAACACAGGCGGGAACGGGGTCCCGCCTCTCCAGGAAAGGCAAGGCGTGATGGGCGAGTACGTCATCAACAGGCCGGAGGCGGACCAGGAGGCCGGACGGCCGCTCATGGCGCCCAGCAACTCCTGGACGCCAGGCAGCGGCCTGGTGCGCTGGCCGCCGCCCGAGGAGCGGGCACGCCTGCGAGCATACACCACATACGCCGACCTGTACCGCGGCGAGCATGAAACCGTCTACGTCCGGCGGGGCGGGTACACCTACGACTGGACGCGGCCATACGTCACCGTCAACCTGTGTGGCGAGATCACCGACCTCATGGTGGATCGGCTGTTCGGGGAGATGCCGCGGATAACGGCGGGAGGGCGGGAGAAAGGTACGGCGGAGGGGGAAACGGCCAACGGCACGGCAGACGGCACAGGCGGGAACGGGGTCCCGCCTCTCCAGGCGACCGCAAGCGGTCGCACGACCAACGGCGTGGATGACTGGATCGACGAGCTCGTCACGCGGTCGGGGCTGCATAGCCGGCTGATCCGCGTGGCGACCGGGACCAGCTACCGCGGGGACGGCGCCCTCAAGGTGCGGTGGACCAAAGAGCGCGGCGTCACCATCACCTCCGTCTCGCCGCAGTTTCTCTTCCTGGAGACGGATGCCGATGACACCGAGACCATTGCCCAGGCGACCATCGGGTACGTGAGGTGGGGGCAGGTGGAGACAAGTACGGCCGCAGGCAGGATGCCTGCGCCACGGAGGGCAGGCGAGACGGGCACGGCACAGACCAAGCGGCAGGGATACCTGTTCCTGGAGATCCACGTGCCTGGGCAGATCGCATACGAGCTCTACCGGCTGCGCGGCACCGCCTACTCCGGCGAGTACAGCTATCATCCGACCCAGGACCGGGTGCCGCTGGCAACCCTGCCGGACCTGGCGAACTGGCCGGAGATCCAACCGACCGGGATCGACCAGCTGCTGATCGTGCCGATCGCCCTGGGGGCGGACGACGAGGGGGACGTCTATGGGCGATCGGACTACGCCGACATCGAGGGCCTCCAGGGGGAGCTCAATAACCGCGTCACGCAGCGGGCGGAAGTCCTTGACAAGCACGCGGACCCCTGGATGTTCGGGCCGCCCTCCGTGCCGGACGCGGATGGCAACATCGAGCAGCATGACCGCTACATCCAGCTCATGAAGGGCGAGTCCGCGCCGGGCTACCTGATCTGGGATGGCTCCCTGCAGGCCGTGCGCGAGGAGATCCAGGACCTGGTGCAGGAGATCGTGCTGACCGCCGGGCTGTCGCCGGAGTCGTTCCAGCTCGTCGAGGGCGGGGCCGAATCCGGGCGGGCCCTCAAGCTGCGACAGTTCCGAACCGCCTCGGCCGTGCAGATGCGGCAGATCGTCTACGGCGAGGCCCTGCAGAAGACGGTCTCGGTCGCCTCGAAACTGGCGGTGGCCAAGGGCGAAACGGGCGCGAGCTCGCTCGAGCCGGAAGACGTCTTGATCGTCTGGCAGGACAGCCTGCCGCAGGACCGCTTCGAGGAAGTCCAGACGGCGAGCATCGAGGTGGACAGCGGCCTGGCCTCGCGGCGGACCAGCATCCGGCGGCTGCACCCGGAGATGACCGACGCGGAGATCGAAGAGGAGCTGGCGCGCATCGAGGAGGAGGCCGCGGCGGCGCGACCGGCGGTGCCGGCGCTGGGGCTGACCGACCGGATCAAGCCAGGGCCCCAGCCGGGGCAGCCGGCCAGCAGCGCGATCTCGAACGCCGACCGGGAGAACGTCGTCGCGCAGAGGGAAGGCAGCACGACGGTCGGGAACCCGGAGGCGGAGTGACGAGCCCGCGTAGGTCGGGCGTCCTCGCCCGACACCACGTCGTGAGGAGGGGCCGGGTGCCTACCCGGCCCGGAATGCCGCGAATGAGGCGACCGTCGTGGGCCGCGTGGGCACGCGGCCCCTCCTGAAGGCAGGGACAACAACACAGGCGGGAACGGGGTCCCGCCTCTCCAGAAGGCGTGAAGGATGCCAGGATATACCGACGCGGAGATCGCGATGATCAACCAACAGCTCATCGGCGCCTACTCGGAAGCCGAACGCTACATCGTCGAGCGGGTCCTGGCCGCCGACATCACCGACTGGCAACGCGCCCGCGCTAACCAGCAGCTCGCCCTGATCCGGGATGCGCTGCGCGAACTCGGGCAGACTACCCAAGAATGGGCCGAGATGCATATCCCGCGCCTGTACGCCGCCGGCCTCAACGCCACCGACGAGGTGCTCGCCGGAATGCTGGTGCCGCCGCCGCGCGCCGAGTTCGCCGCCCTGCATATCAGCTCGATCGAGCTCGTCAGCGAGAACCTGACCCTGGGACTTGAGAACGCCCGGCAGATCGTGGGGCGCACCGTGCAGGACGTCTTCCGCGAGGCCGGCCTGGCCGCCCTGCAAGAAGGCACCGCCATGGGCGAGACCCGGCGCGACGCCTCGAAACGGATGCTCAAGCGCCTGACCGACCAGGGCGTCACGGGGTTCGTCGATGCGCGTGGCGCCGAATGGAACATGAGCACCTACGCCGAGATGCACATCCGGACCGCCAGCATGGAGGCGACCAACACCGCCACCCGCAACCGCCTGGCCGAACGGGAGATCGACCTGGTGCGAGTGCCGCGCCATGATGACGAGTGCCCGAAATGCGTTCAGGCGCTCGACACCCTGGGGACGATCTTCTCGGTCTCGGGGACCAGCGAGGAATACCCGGCGGAGGACGACGCCCGGGCCATGGGGCTCTACCATCCGAAGTGCCTGCATCGGGCGCAGCCGTACGTCGAGGAGTATGAGGAGGCGGAGGCAGGGTAGTAGGACAGACGCCTCGTCTGTCCTGGAGAAGCGTGGACAGGCAAGAATGCCTGTCCTACTGGAGGTCACGAAAATGCCAGTGCGATATGACAAGCGCAGGCGCAGATACCGGATCGGATCAGGGCCGGCGCGATACAAGAGCCGGCGAACGGCGCAGCGGGCGGAGCGGGGGATGAGGGCGCGGAAGAGGCGGCGGCGGTAGAAGGTGTTAGGAGGGGCCGCCTGCCTGCCCGGCCCGGGCAGGCCGAGAAGGAAGCGACGAACGTGGGCCGCGTGGGCACGCGGCCCCTCCTGAAGGCAGGGCAAAGAACAAACGACCGCCGGCAGGATGCCTGCGCCACGAACAACATAGCATGAAGGGTATCAGGAGGCGGAGACGATGGGCGAGCAGCAGGGCACACAGCAGGGCACGGAACAGGGCAAGGACACCCAGCAGCCAACCATGACCGCGGCCGAAGTCCAAGAGCTCATGCGCAAAGAGTCGGATCGGCTGGACAAGAAACACAAGGCGGACCGGGAGAGCCTGATCGCCGAGGCGAAGACGCAGGCCAAAGCGGAGCTCGAGGCGGAGAAGAAGACCGCGGACATGACCGAGCTGCAGCGGGTGCAGGCGGAACTGAAGACGCTACAGGATCAGGTGACGACCAGCGGGCAGCAGCTCGCCGCCAGCCAGGCCGCGGCCACCCGGGCGCAGTTCATCGCGACGCACGCGGGCGATATGGACGTCGCCTGGCGGATGTATTTCGACCAGCAGCTCGCAGCCGCCACGGATGGGGAGAAGCCCGAGGATATCCTGGCGCGGGTGCAGGAGGAGCACAAGGGCGCGAAGGGCGGGCAGACAGCATTGGGCGTGGCAGGGCGACCAGGGCAAGGAGCCGCCGCCAAAGGGGAGACCATGAACGACATGATCCGGAGGGCGGCGGGGCGGTAGAGGACGTTGGAGAGGCGCGCCCCCGCGCGCGCCTGTGTTGTACGGCACAGGCGGGAGCGGGGTCCCGCCTCTCCGTGGAACAGACGGCAAGACGAACGGCAATGACGGAGGAGTGATATGAGATGCCAGTCAACAGCTTGACCTCACGGACGGATGCAGCGGCGCTCATTCCGGAAGACGCAGCGTCCGCGATCATGCTCGGCCTGCAAGATAACTTCTGGCTGTTCAACCTGGCGCGTCGGCTGCCGAACCTGAGCCGCGCGCAAAGACGGATCCCGGTGGCCGATGCGCTCGCCACCGCGTACTTCGTGGACGGCGACACCGGGCTCAAGCAGACTACCGACTTGAGCTGGGACAACAAGTACATCGACGCCGAGGAGATCGCGGCGATCGTGCCGATCCCGCAGGCCGTGCTCGACGACGTTGACTACGACATCTGGGGCGAGGCAAGGCCCGCCCTGGAGGCCGCCTTCAGCAAGGTCATCACCCAGGCCGTGCTGTACGGGACCAACATCCCGGCGACCTGGACCACCAACCTGGGCGCCGCCGGCCTGGTGGCCTTCGCCACCGCGGCCAGCGCCGTCGCCTCGGCGGCCGGCTTCGCCGACCTGTATGAGGCGATCCTGGGCGAGTCCGGCGATGGCGTCGGCGACGGTCTGCTCATGCTGCTCGAGGCGGACGGCTTCATGGCCACCGGCCACGTCGCCGCGATCTCGATGCGCGGGCGGCTGCGCAATGTGCGCGACGCGAACGGCCTGCCGATCTTCACGTCGGCACCACAGGATCCGACCCGCTACGAACTGGATGGCACCCCGTGCATCTTCCCGCTGGATGGGTCGATCAGCGCCGCGCAGGCCCTGCTGATCTCGGGCGACTGGACGAAGCTCGTGTTCGCGGTGCGGCAGGATATGACCTACACCATCGCCACCGAGGGCGTGATCACGGACACCGCAAACAACGTCGTATATAATTTGTTTCAGCAGGACATGGTGGCGCTGCGAGCCGTCATGCGGCTCGGGTTCGCCCTGCCCAACCCGATCAACCAGATGCAGGAGACCGAGGCGAGCCGGAGCCCGTTCGCGATATTGACGGCGTAACGGCCCGCGCCGCGGACGTGCGGAGAGGCGGGACCCCGTTCCCGCCTGTGTAGTGCAACGTGAAGGAAGAGGCAATGGGTAAA